AGGTGAAAACGATTTTATTCGGGAGAGTATTGCAGAGACCGCAAAACAAATGCAATTACCTAAGAAACTGGTTGCGAAGTTGGTGAGAGTTTATCACAAGCAAAACTTTGATGAAGAAGTTGCTGTGAATGAACAATTTGAAAATCTATATGAAAGTGTGGTGAAATAATGTCTAAATTTACTTTTGTTTGTCAGGAAGAATCTATGCCTTTTGTGCATAGCATTCAATCTAAAAAATCCGTTGAGTTTAATGCGGAAACATTGGATGATATTTTGAATGAGTTTGAAATGTTCTTGCGTGGTGCAGGATTTCATTTTGAAGGTCATTTGGATTTCGTAAATGAAGATGAATGGAATGAAGATAATGATGGTGTTGAAGAATTTGAAACTCCTCAATACAATAGTTTTTTGGATGAACAGGCAAAACAAAGATGGAATGCCACAGTTCATTCATTGATGAATCCTCCTAGATTTCGTGCCAATGCAACCACTTGCGAAGTGTGCGGATTGAACAAAGAAATGATGGCAACACATCATTGTTATGACGATAATTGTCCTGTTCACGCACCACAATCAGTATGTAAAAGTGAGGAATAATGCCAACAAAAGATGAAATGGCGAAGTTTGCCAAAGCCATTGACGCTCTTGTTTCCAAAACTGATTACAATCACATAGAAGCGATTGTAGAATACTGTAAACAAACTGGACTTGAAATAGAAGTGGCGGCAACATTAGTAAACGCCAATTTAAAATCTAAGTTGGAAGGTGATGCTATGGATAATAACATGTTGAAAGAGAAAAGTTCTCGTTTACCTTTATGACTGGTTATGAAACATTTGGAATATACGAATCTTTAAAACTACATTTCTCAAAGGACACATACGATTTTTTCAAATACAATGGTAAAACAAACCATTCGGTTCAGTCCTTTGAAAATCGTAAAGACAAGTATCATTTCTATAAACTTTCCCGAAAGTATACCAACAAGGATGCCTTAATAGATTTCTTGGTTGCCAACTTTCTGGAAGACGATAAAACATGGGTTGGTAAACTTTTAGAAGAAGATGCTGATATAAGATATCGTAATCGTCAAAAAGTCATCCAAAGTCTTTCCTATGCGTTTGAGAATGATTGTAGGACAGTCTTTGAGAATCTAAGTGACCCAAATGAGGTCATCAAAACAGATGGCGATTACCCGGTATTATTGACAAAGGCATTACGCAAAGAGATTACAATTGAAACTTTGGTAATACTGAATAAAATTCTAAATTTCTTTCCAATGTGGGATAAAAAAATCACCGATACAATTCGTTGGCCTGATTTTAGGCGTAAATGTGAAAAGTATGCCTCATTTCTACCACAAGATGTTGTAAAATTCAAGTTGATATTGAAAAAGGTTTTGGAATGAAAAAATTATACCTTGATATGGATGGCGTTCTCTCTGATTTTGAGGGTGCGTTTTCTGGACATTATGGACCAGATACACTAAAGAACCGAGAAAAAAAGTTATGGACAGAAGAATGGCCTAATTTCATTTTAGAGAAAAAAGGATTCGAATCTCTTCCTTGGTGGCCAGGTGGCCAAGAAATGGTCAAGTTTGCAAAAGAACTTGCCAAGAAAGGGATTGAAGTAGAAATTCTGACTTCATCTGGTGGTGAAAAATATCACAATGAGGTGAAAGAGCAGAAGATTGCTTGGTTAAAGAAAAATGGTATTGCATTTAAACCGAATGTAGTGCCTGGTCGTAAACATAAGAGAGATTATGCAGGACCTGGCATTGTTTTAGTTGATGATACCTTAGATGTTATTCAAGCATTTAATAAAGCAGGCGGTATCGGCATACATCACAAAGATTTGGGCAATACTATTGAAAAAATCAAAACCCTGCTTGCATGAACACTAAATATAAGATACATTATGTTTATGTGAATAAGTCGTTTATATACCGTTAATACTCCGTTTATACGAAAGGAAATACAATGAGTAGTTTTGCAAATTTAAAGCGTGGTCGCAATGACTTCGCTAAACTCACAAAGGCTATTGAAGCCACAACCCAAACCGCTGAAAGCGGATCCAAAGAAGATACCCGATTCTGGCAACCTGAAGTAGATAAAGCAGGTAACGGCATGGCTGTTATTCGTTTTCTACCCGCACCTGCCGCTGATGGTGATGATGCTCTACCTTGGGTTCGTGTGTTCTCTCACGGATTTCAAGGTCCTGGCGGTTGGTTCATTGATAATTGTTTGACAACTATTAATGAGAAATGTCCAGTTTGTGAACACAACAATACATTATGGAATTCTGGCATCGAAGCAAATAAAGATATTGCTCGTAAACAAAAACGAAAACTATCTTATATTGCGAACATCTTGGTAATCTCTGACCCTGCCAATAAAGAAAATGAAGGACAAGTCCGTCTTTTCAAATTTGGTAAGAAAATCTTTGATAAGATTACTGAAGCAATGAATCCAGATTTTGAAGATGAGAAAGCAGTTAACCCATTTGATATGTGGGAAGGTGCCAACTTCAAGTTGAAGATTCGTAATGTTGAAGGTTATCGTAATTATGATAAATCAGAGTTTGCGGAAATATCTGCACTCTTTGATGGTAATGATGAAAAACTTGAAGCACTTTGGAAGTCAGAACATGGTATTAAAGAGTTTGCTGAAAAGAAACAATTTAAACCTTATGAGCAGTTGAAATCACGCCTCGACAAAGTTCTTGGTTTTGATGGTACTGCCTCCGCAACAAAGACCAAGGCAGCTGATTCAGTTGTTTCATCAATTAAAGATGAAGATGTGTCTATGATTGATAAATCGATTGGTGATGATGAAGATTTGGATTATTTCAAATCTCTTGCAGAACAAGATTAAGTAATTAATCTCTTTCTTTCAACCCGGCCTTGCGCCGGGTTTTTAACTTTTTTCAACAACCATATTGTTTACTTTTTGCACATTAGCAACAACAGGGTTTGATACTCTACCTTGTTCACGGTATAATTGTGCAATTTTGGATGATTGTGAATCCAAACCTGCAACTTCTTTTCTGAAGGCACTATAATTTTGGTCTGCAACCAAACGAACAGGTTTGTCACCAATTGCAATTAAAGATGGTGCGCCAGTTTTAAGTGGGTCGTAAGTTGCAGTTGCAGAGTCCATGAAAGAAGATTTACTGCGGTGTTCAAAGTGTAGGTGGGCACCATAACTGTGTCCTGTGTTACCCATAAGTCCAATTATTTTACCCTTTTCTACATCTTCACCTTCTTTCACAAACATTTTACTCAAATGACCGAATCGAAGAATTTCTCCATTTACATTTAAGTCAATCATGTTTCCATAACCACTTCCTAGTGAAGTGACTTTTCCTGCTTTAACAACTTTTGCAGAAGTCAAAATCTGAATCGGTGAGTGTTCAGGTACACCCGCATAGTCAATACCACCATGAAGGTGTAATCCAACACCATCAATATGTCTCATGCCATATTTTGATGTAACAACCGCCTGACCTTTTGTAGTTGGATAGGTCATTTTTTCATCACCAGAAGTAGGTGATTTGTCTTTCTTTGGTGCCGCTGAATCGGTCTTAGTTGCAACTTTGGGTGCAGGTGCTGGGGCAGGTGCGGGCGCTGGAGCCGGAGAAGGTGATGGTGCTGCAACTACTGGTGCAGGTGTTGGTTTTCTTTCGATACCACCAAGACCTCTTTCATCTTTTTCTACACCATATATTTGAACGCCTGTAATTGGGTCATATATTCCCGCTTCTTGAGTTAAATCAGTTTTTTCCCAATCTATTTTTTTAATTTTTTCTTTCCAGATAGTTCTTCTTTTTACAAGAGATTCTTTTTTTACATTCAGGTCTTGTATTTCACTATCCAATTTTGAGCCATCTTCTTTTAAATTTTGGATATAATCATCTCTTTGTTTTCTATCACCTCTAGTTTGAACTTCATAAACATCAATACCGAAAACATCTAATGCTAACCATTCTCTTATTGAAATTGTTTCTTCAACAAGAACCGATTTTGCTTCTGAAATAAAATTTGCAATACCATCAATAATATTTCTTGTTGCTGAACCGAGTGTATTGAAAACTTCTGCGGCTTTTTCTCTACTTACAAGACCAAGAGAAACCAAATGTAAAAATTCTACTGAACCAGTTTTAAAATAATCATACCAATCGAAAGTTACCACAAAATCTTTAAAATTGATAAAACCAGTTTTTACTTTTTCAAAGGTATTTGAAATAAAAGTTCCAATATCTGAAACTGCTATAATGGTACTACCTACTGCGGCAAGTAACAAGTTAAATAGTAAATCAGTAAATTTTTTAAAAGAAAAACCTTCTTCTTTTTGTTCGATACTTTCATCTTGTTTTTTGGGTATTCTCACAAACAATTGTTGGTTTGCTCTTGCATCGGCAATATCTTTACCTAAAATGCCCGCTTCTGATGGTTTTCCTCCTTCAAGTTTAACTAAATCGGAAAAA